GGGACCTACTGGAGTTCCTGCAGGCGTTATTGGAACTGCCCAAGACGGTCCTGCATTTGTCCCGGTAACAGTTGCAAACTTATCAGAATTTGAATCAAAATTTGGCTTTATAGATGGCACACAGTTTGGACCAATTGCTGCTCAAGAGTGGCTCAAAAATGCTTCATCTCTAACATACACCAGAGTTCTTGGCGCAGGTAACGGAGAAAAGCGCTCTGTTACTGATGGAACAGTAACAAACGCCGGATTTGTCGCAGGCCAGGAGATACCCCTTGATACAGGATACTTGGGAGCAAATAATCAGGCAAACTCTCACGGTACATTAGGAAGGGTCCATTTCCTGGGCGCATACATGTCAGAATCTGTAGGATCGACCATATTCACGGATTCGGACATTCAGTCTAGATTCGGTTCGACTTCTGATAACACCGCAGTGCCTATTATTCGCGGTGTCCTCATGGCTGCGTCCGGCGTTACCATGTTCTTGTCTTCGTCAAACCCAGGCGCTACAGCTACAACACCGAAATTAAACAGTGCAGTTTCAACTGTTATCGCCGGCGCCGACAACTCAAGATTTAACATGACCGGATCTGTAGGCCTTGAAGACGGAAATGAAAACTTTAAATTGCTTTTAGTAGGTCACAAAGGTCTTAACTTTAAACAAAACCTTACAGCGTCATTCAATCCAAATGCAACGAACTACTTTGGAAAAGTTTTTAACAAAGATCCCTTGGCGGTTCAACAGCATGGGTATTTCTTATACACTCACTATGATATCTACCCGCAGTACGCAGTAGTGACGGGATCGGGCATCATCAGCATCTACGCGGATGGCAAAGGTTCCGGGCCTGGAGAATGTGCATTTATAACTACGGGTTCACAGGCAAGAAATGCAGGAGCTGCAGATGCTCCAAATTATGAAAACTTTGAGGATCGATACCGAGCCGCCCGAACCCCGTTTATCGTATCACAGAAGTTCGGTGGTTCATCCCAGAACTTGTTCAGAATTCATATGCTTTCTGATGGTGTCGTAAAAGGCAAAGGTTCAGACCCCGCCGGCTCTAACACTAAGTACAAGGTCTCTATTGAAAATGTCGGTAAGTCATCTGATCCTCTTGATAAGTACGGATCTTTCGACTTGACAGTTAGAGATTACTACGACACAGACGACCAACAATTTGTCTACGAGGCTTATAGAGGTCTTAACCTTGATCCTTCATCACCCAACTATGTGGCAAGAAGAATCGGAGATTTGTACACCTTCTTTGACTTCGATAGAGCTTTAGGATCCCAGAAAGTTGTTGTTGAAGGGAAATATCCCAACATCTCTAATAGAATTAGAGTTGAAATGAACAGCTTAGTTGAAGACGGCGGCGTTGACAAAGAATCCGTCCCATTTGGATTTAGAGGACTAGATCACATAATAACGTCAGGTTCAAATGCTCTTGCAACATCTGGTAGTGCTAGTAATGACAGAATGCTTGCTAACGGCCTTAATTTGAGAACCGTCTTTAATAGTGCAAATCAGCCCCCAGTACCATTTAGAGAAAATATTGCGCTAGGACTTTCTCCTAAGAAAGTACCAAATAAAGCACTTTATTGGGGAGTCCAGTTCCAGAAAAAGCAGCTTCTTAACGAGCCTAACAAGAGCACTGCAAGCGATCCTACTATTGCAAGCTTTACTAAGTTCTTCCCTGACCAAGCCGTTAGCAACTTAAACTTTTCAACTGGATCTAATGCAGGCCAATCTGATGAGAACGGATACGTTCTAGACTGCGACAGGTTCAACAACAATGGCTTCTCAATGGAAAATGTTAGAGTGGGAACAGGATCCGATGGTTTTGCTATCTCTACCGACACTGCTCTTATTAATAGCTGGTCGTATGTTCGCGGAGGAAATATCGCAGCGAACGAGAATCAAAAGACCAGAGCACTAAAAGTCTCAGACACAGAGAGACCCGCCATTCGACGCTTAGTTAAGTTTACAATGCCTTTCCAGGCCGGCTATGACGGCGTAAACATTCTGAATGTTGATACAATAGCCCTTAATAATAATGCTGTTATCGGTGAAATGAATGATGCATCTAGAGGATCAACAAGCGGCCCCACGGTTGCAGCATATAGAAAAGCTTTAGATATAATGTCTGAAAAGTCAGATGCTGATATTCAACTGCTCGCGGTGCCGGGAATAAGGCATTCCTCGGTGACGGATGAAGCTATTACAACAGTTGAAGAAAGATTTGATGCTCTTTATGTGATGGATATCGAGGAAAGAGATAACCTCAACTCTGTTGTGACAAGTTCTGTCCAGAATGTTAACATCTCTAATACAGTAACCTCTTTCTCTGATAGAGCACTCGACACATCGTTCGCCGCGGCATTTTTCCCAGATATTAACTCAAATGTAACAGTTAAGACGCTTAATAACACTACGAGAACTGTAGAGGCACAACAAGCCACTGTAAGGGTTCCACCCTCGGTTGGAGTATTGGGAGCTCTTTCCTTCAATGACTCAGTGGCTTTCCCTTGGTTCGCGCCCGCAGGTTTCGCTCGAGGAGCTTTAAATGCAGAGTCAACCGCAGTAAGCCTTAACAATACCAACCTGGACGATCTTAACGGCAAGGATATCAACCCAATCATCGCCTTTCCGGGCAGTTCAGGTCCTGTTATTTTCGGACAAAGAACGCTCCAGGCTGCAGCTTCTGCACTTGATAGAATTAATGTTCGTAGACTTCTGATTGACGTTAGAAGAGCAGTTAAGCAAGTCGCCGAACAACTTATCTTTGAACCTAATAGAGAATCTACGCTGCAAAGATTTAGCGCTCTGGTAAACCCGATACTTCAAAGAGTACAGGAAAATCAAGGTCTTGATCGATTCAAGGTTATCATTGATTCTTCTACGACAACTCAAGTTGATATTGAAAACAATACAGTTCGAGGCAAGATCTTCTTGCAACCGACAAGAACTGCTGAGTTTATATCTCTCGATTTTGTTGTTACTAATGCAGGTGTTGAGGGTCTATAGGGGTGACGTTTTTGAGAGTGATGCATACTTATAAGATGTTACGATAGGAGATTGTGATGGCTGAGACCCTTTCTGTTGCTGAAATGCTTCCAAATAAGTTTGAACCAAAACGCCAGTTTCGATGGGTCTTTGCAATCGAAGGCATAGACGCATTTTTAATGAAGACCGCGTCGCGCCCCACGATTAGCACAAATGAAGTGGAAATGCCCTTCATTAATCACACCCGCTATCTTGCAGGTCGCACAACATTTGGAACAATCGGTGTATCGTTATACGATCCTATCGCACCCTCAGGCGCGCAACAAGTGATGGAGTGGGTGAGAACTCACTTTGAATCAGTTTCTGGACGTGCTGGATACGCTGACTTTTACAAGAGAGACTGCCAGATCAAGCTGCTTGATCCCATCGGCACAGTTGTTGAACTCTGGGATGTCAAGGGAGCGTTTATTACAGAAGCGAGCTATGGCGATCTAAGTTACGACTCGAACGATGCTTCAGAAATTTCTCTGACACTTCGCTTTGATAACTGCGTCCTCCAATACTAATAACTTCACTTCATAAGATTTAACTCCCTTTAAATATAAGGTATTGTATTAAGGCTATGTAAGCCTTTGACAGGGAGACTATATGTCGAGAAATCAGATTTTTACCGAAGCAGGTGATGCGGGTATACCGCATCAAACCCGCGAACAAGCCCAGCAAGAATTAGGCTTTGATATACCTGTTGAGCAGGTTCCGTTGCCCTCTCTAGGCAAAGTTTATCCTAAGGACCATCCGCTTCATATGAAGGAGTCCATCCAGATTCGTGCCATGACAGCAAGGGAAGAAGACATTCTTACATCCCGTGCCCTTATCAAGACAGGTGAAGTTGTCAGTGCATTGATTAAATCATGTATGATCGATAAGTCTGTAAACCCATCAGAGCTTCTAGCTGGTGATAGAAATGCTATTTTGACCGGAATTCGAGTAACTGGATACGGAGCAGATTACAATGCTGATGTGACATGTCCTGTTTGCAACACGAGGCAAAAGAAAACCAGTAATCTGACTGACCTCCCGCTCAGAATGTTAGCGATTGATCCCGTT